CTGGTGACACGCTCGATGGCGGCTTCGACCTCTGCATCGTAGGCGGTCTCGATGACTTCGGCGGTCTCGATGACTTCGGCGACTTGGGCGACTTGGGCGACTTGGGCGACTTGGGCGACTTCGGCAACCTTGCTGGTCTTGGTGGCTGAGCGAACATCTTCAATGGTTGCCATCTCGGCCATGTAGATAGCAGCCTCGACAAGGTGCACATGGTAGTTGCGATGCATCTTGGTGGCGACTGCGAGTCCACGCGTGCTGTAGCAATCGTACTGAACCGACTCGGTGCCGAGGATTGCCTTGGCGGCCTTGCGTGCTGCCCAGTAGCCACTGCGAGCCTCAACGCGAATCGTCTGATCGAGAATGGTCACGTCCCAGATAATCATTGGCTTGCAATCGGTGGCGGTAATCTTCTTGCTCATCGTCTCTCTCCTTCGTCGTCTGCTTCCTACCTGTCACTAGTATATACCATGTATATACACCTGTCAAGCACTTTTTGGACCAATTTTGCACGAGTTTTAAAATCTGCTATAATCTCATTGAGCTGATTTACCTCATCTCAACTTCGCTTCGGCGAGGTAACTAAAAAGCGGCACCGCGCCCTCTGCATCTCACGACCATGCAGAGGGCTTGGTGTTTAAGAATTCCGCATTAGGAAGCCAAATAACGCAAAAATAACATTTTTCTCCAGTGCATGCATTGCCACGATCGCACACAAAAACACCACCGCCACCTCGATAGAGCGAGAGGTGGCGGTGATGCGTGCGTGTAGTCAGAGAGTCCCGGGCCGTTCGAAAGGAGTGACGTCGTTTAGGAGTGCGACACCAAAATTATACTACGGCTCCGGCCATGTGGTCAAGCCCCATGCGAAGTCGTCCATCATGTCTCGCAGTGCCTGCCGATACGTGCGCCATCGTGCCCGCTGTGCGTCACTCAGCGGTGCATCGGGAAGCTGTGTCCAGTCGCAGTCAAAGAGCCGTTGATTGCGAAGCGCGCGAACTTGGCGCAGTGCTTCAGCTTCGGTAAATGGTTGTTCGACCACGTCGCCACTCGGTGCATCGTAGCGTGTGCCGAACTCATCAGCGTAGAAGTATGTCAGTGCTTCGGGTTCATAGATTTTATACATCGACTTCTCCGCTCAGCTGGACGATGTGCAGAATGGGGGATTCAGCCGTGATACCCTCTGCACGTGCATTCACATTCACATTCGCGCTTGGCTCGAGCTGAATCCGTACCACATCGCTCTCGGCAAAGTACCGCATAAATGTGCAGGTCGCCACGTCGCGATTAACGTCGCCGATCGTCGAAGCGAACTGCACGCCGACGCCGTTGACGACGAGGCGTATAAGCAGGTCATTCAGCGCGCCGAACTGAAATGCACAGGCTATGATGTACCACCCACTCGCCGGTATCGTGATGTCACTGCCAGCCCACGTAATCTCGTAGCCTCGAATCTCGGACTGCCAGATAATCACGGTGCCAGCCGTGGTGATGGCTTGTGCTGATGTGCGGGTCAGCGTGAGTACTGCGCCGGTTTCATCGGTGCTTTGTATCTCAGCGACACTTTGGCGCACACGCACCAAAGAGTTAAGCATTGTTTGCGAGCGTGACATCTACAGACTCCTTTCCATCCGCGGTGAATGCCAAGTCGACGCCTTGCACCTTCTGCGTGATCGCCGTGGTGCCGTCAAGAATGGTCACGAGGTCGCCGAGAAAATAATCGCGACCGTAGCGCAGCGCCGCGTTTTGCAAGAGCGTTGCGGTGTAGGTGACACGCTTCCGTGCTTGGCGATTCAACGTGATTTGCCCGAGCTGGCGAAGTCGCGCCAGAGTGCCCTTCTTAAGATTTCGTGCGTCAACAAAGTATTCACGGAGAAGCTTATCATACACCCACCCTGACGGCCGTGTCGCTACTCGGCGCGCATTGCCTTCGCCTTGTCCGCCGACATACACCGCGGTAAAATCTTCGATGCGATCGTCATCTACTATCAGCTCGCCAATGGTGCCAAGTGGTACGCTGAGGCGCACCGTTGCTGTGCGATTGGTGCCAAGTTGCCCAAGACGCCACACTGCTACATATGAGAATGGTGCAGTGTAGGTGACAGTGAAATCGCCACCGCCATCTTCAGAAACCTTTTGCACAGCCTCGAGGAGATTTTGATATGCAAAGCTTACACTCATCACGGTACCAGTGCCAGCTGATGCCGCCATCGTTGTATTTGTCCATACGCCGTCTTGTAATCGCCCTTGTGCCACCGTTGCTAGACTGCCAAGATTGTAAACTATCAAGTTACGCATAATCGTTTCAGCGGGCTGTGCGTTGAACTTGCTTCGGTTTACTCGATTAGCTTTCCAAGCGACAATGCGTGTTGCTAAAATACCGACCATGCCGATGCACGTCACCTCGTAGGTAGTGCGGTCATTTATGGTGCGTGTAATTTTACGAATGAATCCTGCAAATTCCTGTGTTGACGCAATGCCGGCTTCTTTATCCTCTCGGTAGACCTCAATGATTGAGCCTTGTATGAGGTACTGCACACTCAGTGAGTTTGAGTCGTAGACGAGTGCTGCTATGTCCGGCGCGTTGACCGTGCGACTAATGGCGAGGTCAAGATAATCTTGGCTGACTGACTGTAATACGCCGTCTTTATCTCGAAGCATGACCGTATAAATTGGTGCCATGAGTCAGCCTCCTATATGCCGGTGTAGCGTGGGAAGTAGGTGAATGTCAAATCACTAGCTGACGTCGTCCCGGTGCCGGTGACGGCGATGGTGTTGTTGCCGGGCACAAGTGACCACGTAGCTAGGTTTGATGCGGCTGACACCGTGGCGATTTGATTCACGTTTCCATTATCCACAACGGTCTTTTTGCCGTATGACAAATCAATCTGAAACCAATTCCCAGCAGTAATCGTTGCCGTGATGGCGATGCTTTGCCCAGTCGTGTTGTTGGTGATGGTTGGATTCGTGATCGGGCCATTGACGCGAATGATGGGAAACGTTGGCCAGTTGCCACCAATGGCAAATACCTGGGTTCCGCCGATGTTGCTGTCTTGATACGTGGTGACGATTGCCGCGCCGAGTGCGTCTGGTTCGTACCATGTCGGGTCATCGGCTCGTAGCTGAATGATGGTGCGCACATGGTAATCAACTGGGTCAACGTCAAAGGTGAGTCCACCAAGCACATGCACATCAATGCGCCGTCGTATCGTCGTCACTCCGTTGCCGGTTGTGATGTCAATGTACGCAGCCTCTTGCGGTCGAAAGATGTTGAGCAGTGCCTCACGTATCGCATACGAGTTAAACTTCGGCGATGCTGACTCGTTCTTCACCACGAGCGGAATCTGCAGTATTCTTGGATCCAACCGAAAATCTATGTCGCTGTCACCGTGTTGCAGTGGCCCGCGCGTCGTGATGCGATGCAGTGGCGCAAGCCCAAAGCCTTGGTCGCCGAGGTAGTGCAACGTCAAGCCGTGGTCAGTATCAAAGCCGTTCAGATTGTACGTGATGCCTCGTGCTGTGTAAGTAATCGTGTAGGTATCTGTCATTACACCGCTCCACTTAGTAACTGCATAGCTCGCAGGTCGTTGCGTATCGAGGACTCACTTTGCGCCGTCTGGTAGCTGGCAGTGAGGTAATAATTCTGTATGGACTGCGTCGCCTGCCCTTGCGCTGCACCAAGTGATACCGACATGGCACCACGGATTGCCGGAATTGACTCCATGATACCAGCGGCGAGTCCTTGGCCAATCGGCAAACCTACCTGCTTCGCCATGACTTTAGACGGCGACGAGATGCCAAGCAGTGCCTTTGCCGAATCAAGCGCCGACTGTGCGGCGTTCTTTGCGGCGTCGGCGATTTTGCTAGCGCTTGAGCTGATGCCCGACGCAATGCCAGCGACGAGGTCTTTGCCGAACTGTGCAGCGCCATCAATCCACTCTTTAAGCTTCGCCTTGACTGCATCAATGCCGGTCTGCACTGATGTCTGTATACCAGTCCATGCCGTGCTGATGGCATTTTTCAGCGTGTCCCATGCGCCGGTAAAGTCGCCTTTAAGCAGAAGCAAGAGGCTGTCGAGGATGCCACGTACAAGCCCTACGACATTGTCGATCACGGAGAAAATCGTATTGAACGCAATCTCGACGACTGGCCAAAGCTCTTCAATGACCGGTGTGAGGTTGCTCACAACGAACATTACAAGCCCCGACAAAATCCCGACCACGGCGCTCACAATCTCACCAAGCACGCCAAAGATTCCCACAATGCCGTCCATCGCCGATTTCAGCGCAGGCGATGCAAACACGTCGCCGATCGCTTTGATGGCGCTCTGAATGTACGGCGTCATCACTGCGATGTGATTCTGTATCGTCGTGAATGCCGGTGCAAGGCCGTTGAGGAGTGCTTGGACTGCGCCCAAGAATGTTGAGGCAATCAGTGAGGCGAGCGGAGTGAGTGCCGAAATCACCGTGCCTGCAATGCTCGCAATGCTCATAAAGGCGCCACCGATGGCGGTCAAGATTTCGATGACGGCTGGCGACGTGATGACGCTGAACAGCTGCATAAACACATCTTTAACCACGATGAGCAGAGGCTGAATGACGGTGAACGCTTCGATGAGTACTTGACCAATCACCGAGGCGAGTGTGTTTAGCGATAAAAAGACGGTGCCCCAATCAATGCCCGATGCCATGCCGGTGAAGCCTTGAATGAGCTTTCCAACTGCACCGATGATTGTGTCCCAGTCAATCGACGTTATCCATGCACCAAATGCGCCGAGCACATCTTTCAGCATGGGCACAAGCATCGTAAGACCGAAGTTCGTAAAGCGGGTTAGGATTGGAAGCAGTGCGTCACCGATGGCGCCCTTTGCATCATCAATGCCCTCGCTGAGAAGCACCATGCCACCCTCGAGGGTTTCCGTTGCTTTCAGCGCCGAGCCACCGAACTGCACTTCCATCTCTTTGAGAATGAGTTGCTGTGCACCGGCAACGTCACCCACGGCGACCATCTCTTCGACGAGCG